AGCTTGCACCAGCTATTATTTCCAATTTAGCTGTTTGCCTTACTACACCGTCTGTACCAATTTTCCATAACTGCGACAATGAACCTGACGTATCGTTTCTTAAGGCCAAATCATTGCTGCTTGCAATACTCGTAAATTCCCATTTATCACCGTTATCATCACCTTCATCAGCAATTAGCTGCAATTTTGCATCACTACCCTCAAAAGCGGTTATCGCTACCCTAGCATCAGCACTTAGGTCTTGAACTGAAATCCCAGTTCCATCTAGAGAAAGAACTGTATCACCAGACCTTTGCAATAATAGCTCACCTGTACCAGCATCATTTATTATTGAATTGCTGCCATCATGACTGATTTTTAGATCATTTGAAGAACCGACCCGTATTTCCTTACTGTCAGGTATAGATAAATGACCTGTTTGTGTAACGTCACCAGCAGTGCTGATTTCCCACAAAGTAGCATTTGAGCCAGAAGTATTATTTTGTATTGCAAGATCATTATCTGATGCAATTGATTTAATTGTCCAAGTATCGCCATTGTCGTCACCTTCATCAGCTATTAATTCAAGTTTTGCACTTTGGCCTTCAAAACCCTTAATCGAAACAGTACCATCTCCATCTGGGTCTGTTACTGTTATGCCATTTGCATCTAAAGTTAAAATTGTATTGCCAGCCCTTTGAAGTTGTAATTCGCCAGTGCCATTATCGTTAATTATGCTATTACTACCATCATGACTAATGGTAAGATCTGAATCTGCACCAAAAGTTGCCTTTGCGTTATCAGCAAACTCCAAAGCATTATCAGACTTATCAAAAACTACATTGGCTGATGCACCTGTAAAAGTTACATCGCCATCATGGGTCGCACCATCATCAGTTACTGTTCCAGTTACATTTAATCCAGTGGCACTTATATTAAGTCTTGTTGTACCAGCTATCGAAATATCAAAATTATTTGCACCAGAACTGAAAATACCTGTATTCAATTCATCTCTAAAACCAAGAGCAACAGCACTAGCAGAACCATCTTCAAGTGTTAACGTACCATCAAGTTGTAATAATTCCACCCACGCATCGTTGCTGGAGTTTCTTATTTTTAAAATTCCTGTATTAGTGTCTGCCCAGAACATATAGGCAGCAGTTGTACTAGGACTAGATGCACTGCTGTTGTTTGTTAAGACAGCCTGTAAAGCGTCATTTAAATCTGATCTGAAACTCGCCCCTGATTGGTTCGCTAAATTATAATCATGTGTTGCCATAAGTCTGTTATACCAATGGGTTTGTAAGTTTAAGCACCCTCCGCACCAAAGCCATTCGCATGGTATGAGAATGTGCGGTCAATAGCTGCATTTGAACTATTGAAAAAAGTAATGGTGAAGCCTGTACGACTCTCACTACTAATTACATAATAGTCGCCTGTAGCCATATTACTAGCAGTTATACCAATTTTAGGAGTTTGATAAAAGGCTTTGTTAAAAGTTATCACTTTTGCACCAGTACCGCTAGTTGTAGAATCACTCTCAGTTCTGTTTTCAAATTGCAATATAAAACCTAGTTCATCAACTAAAGGAGTCTGATCTGTAAAGTTAGTTGTTAAATCTGCCTTAAATTGAAAAACCCTTCCTGTGAAACGTCCGTTCTCAAGTGGTACGAACTCTTCATATACTTGGGAATCTTCCTGACTAAATTTGTTTCCATCTTCAAGTAAAATAAATTCTGTATTTTCATCTTCTATCTCATCATCACTTGGTGCATCATTACTTTTTCTAAATGAGATCACACAATTTGTCTCATCTGGTAAAGCACCATCAAAATCTGTCCAGCTATCTATATTTGTAAAATGTAAATCTATTGTATCGTTTGGATATAAACCTCTAGTTTTTAAAATTCTTTTTAATTCAACAGTAAATATCCCACCAAGATCAATTTTATCTTTAAAAAAATAAGTGCCACTTTTAAATAGCTCGCCACCAAAATCAATACTACCTAGATAACCTTCCTCAAAATCTACCTTGTCATCAATTAAATCTTGATTATTTAAAACTAAAGCATCATATTGGGAAGAATAAAAAACATCATTTTTTTGGCCTTGAAATTCTGGTGATGTTGTATCCTCTCTGACTGTGGAATGAATTAATTTTGGTAGATCATCTGGAAGGTTTATAATTGCAGATGCAGCATTTGCTGATTTTCTACCAGCTGTGTCCTTTGCTTTGACCATATATGTGCCATTCATTAAAGGCAAGATAACGTGGTCAGTATTAGCTTGTACTTCTCTTAAAAAAGTTGACTCAGGCCATAAAGCAGTACCATCAGTAACCTGTGAGTGCCTTATAATTGCAACCAATTCATTTCTATTTCCAGTAAAACTGTCAGGAATTTTCCAACTAAAAATAACTTCGTTTTTTGTTGTGGCTTGAATTGTTGGCATTTATTCTAAGTCAGTCGTTACATCAGATTCTATCGCAACTGAACCTGTGGAAGTATTTGTTGCCACACTAGGAATAGTGCTTTGCAACTCATTAAAATCTGATTTTTTTCCTGTAAAGCCAACAGCCTTAACTTTAAATGTAAATCCAGTTAGAGGTTTAAGATTATCTATTTCAAAACTTGTCGTACCGTAATTTTCAATGTCAACAATATTTTTTCCACCAACAAATAATTTAATATCATATTTTATTGCTTGTCCGTTAATACCTCTACTCCACTCAAATAATGCTCTGTTTACTGTATTATTATTTAATTGTACTTTTGTAAAGGTTGCAACTAGATCAGTTGGAATTGATGGTTTATCATCAAAAGTTGTTAGTAATTTATCATCTACAACTAAACTTGCACCTTCTACATTATCGGCAGCGGCATAAATACTGTCATTATGTTGTACACCTGTAATTGTATATGTACCGTCATTATTATCGTCAATGTTAATACATCTAAACTTTTGAGGTTTAACTGTGCTTCTTTCTATTACATAAACTGAATTTTGTAATGGTGCTGTTGATGGCTGTGTATTACTATTTAATTTAATTGTTCCATCACTTTCTATTTTGTTAATTCTGCATTTGGATATAGTTCCATCTGATAAAGTAAGACTTATGAAATCTGTTTCTGAATCTATATCAAGTAAACTTGCGGAATAATTTATGTCAACAATAATACTAGAAGTGCTTGACCCTGAACCCACACGACCTGACAATCTAGTGCCAGCCCTCATTACATCAGCAATAGCAAAAACTTGACTTGGCAATACAAAAAGACCGTCTAAACCAGTGCTGAAGGTAACAACTTCAGCATCCAACTCTTCACTTTTTAAGATATACTGTCCCATCCTTTGAGCTTGATATTTTGAAGTGCAGCCAAATGCCACTATTTCTTTTTCCTGTAGTCCAAACTTACTTATTAAAGAGTCATCCTGTACGACAATTTGATCTACTTTATAATTATTTTCTGGGTCATTATAATTTACTATAATTTTGTTTGATCTTGTTTTTAATGAAGTACCAGCATAAGAAAAAGTACCATCAATGACACTTGAATTACTGTAAAGATGAACAGGGTCAATATCAGAACCATCAAAGTTTCCATGATCTGCTCCTACATTTACTGTATTAGATGCCCAAAAAGTCATTCCTCTAAAAACACTTGCTAAATTTTGCAAAAGTTTATAGGCAGAAGTTTGACTTGCAATAACTGTATTCAAAGCAAATCTCGGTTCTTCACCATCTGGAGTGCTGACTGTTTGATTGCAGTATCTAGCAATAGGATATAAATCAACCAAACTTAAATTAGAGGTATCAACAAAATCACCAGCACCATAAGTAGTATCGGTCAGCATATCAATAAAACAACATACAGGACAAGTTGTGAAATGTTTTTCAATATTTCCCTCTTCATCTCTTTTAAAATCTCCATCAAACTCGGAGTTTACAAATTTTAAGCTGCCATCATTTTTGGGAGTTGAATTTGAAAATATTTTTACTTTTTTTCCTTTTATCAAATAACTTCTTGTAGGTAGTTGTGGAAAAACTTCACTGGAAAATTCTAAACCGACACAAGCCATATTTGTTAAATCTATTCCTGAGTTTGTTTTTAACAAGAAAGATGTAAGTATTAATTTATTTGCCCTTTTATTTTGCAGAGGTGTATTTCTTGGTGTGTTTTCAAAATCAAATATTCTTATGTCATAATCAGACTCTTTATTTACTACCTTTTTAATTTTTATAATGTAAGGTGGTTTTCCAATAAAAGTTTTTAAATTTTTGATAGTTACATCAAATTGAAAGTTTGATGTAATTACTCCATCAACTACTGTATTTTCTTTTGCTATTTTTACATAACCAGTGCCATCAGTAACAGATTTAATTGAAATTTCTACATTAATTCTTGCTGAAAATAATTGTCCACTGGCAATACCTTCTATGGCCTGACAAAACAAAGCTGGCACAGTAAAAATAATAGTTAAATCATCCGCATCAGTTTCTGTTATTTTTTTTAAAATCTGACCACCACCATAATTTCTACCCCCATTTTCTTCAACAGTATTATTAGCTGTTAAAGTTTCTGAATAATTTGAACCAATTTCTTCACTAAAAGAAATAATCTCAGTTTTTTTTGCTTTTTGAAAATCTTTAGTGTGGTCTACTGTTTTCTTGCCAGCCTTACCTTTTAATGCAAAATTTTTACCACCATTTGAAATAAATACACCTACATCAGCTTCACTAAAAGATTCTTTCCCTTTAATTTCTATAGGATTATCATTTAAAAATATTGATGGTGATAAGTTATTCTTTAATGCTTCAGCAAAACCTTCTATAGGACCTTCACATAAAAGGTCTAAAATTCTAATTGTAGATTTTGATGTTAAAGGCATTACACTTATCCTAGCTTACATCCCATATTTTCAACCCTAAATGTGCAATTATTTTTTAAAAAATCTCCAGAATGGTCAATAATTTGAATAAATGCTTTATAAAAATCTTGGCCCTCTACAAAAGCAAAAGGACATTTAACTAAATATCTTACGCGTTGATCTGAGCCTTTTAGAAGTCCTTG